GCTCGACCGGTCAAGGTGTGCATAATGTCCCCCGCTCCCAGCCGATAGGCATTGGCCGCATTGCTGAGTCGCTGTTGCTTGACCCCTCGGTCTGCACCAAGCCTTTGGCTCACTTGCTCGGCGAAGGTTGACCCTTGGCCTTCCATCCCTCGGTCAGCGGCTCCCGCCAGCACTTGCTGATCGAGATCCATCCTTTCGGTTGCAGTGAGCCCCTGACCGGCGGCCAAGTCCTCGGCCGCTGATTCCATGATTCCCGTCCGAAGTGAATCGGCGAGCGGATCGGCCTCCCGTTGAGCCTTCAAAAGCTCGGGACCGTATTGGCGTAAAATGTCAATGTCGCCTCCTACCGTTGCCGCCTTTTGGCGAGCCATGGACGGGGCGATGTCCTCCTCGTATGCCTGGAGCAATCCCTTGCTCGGATCGATCCCTAGTTGCTCGAGTTGCATTCCCCTTTCTAGGTTTGCGTATTGCGGCCGGTACTTCGCTTCGGAAGCATAGAGCTGGGGGGCTAGATCAACTTGTGCTTGAAGCGTGTCCCTCGTCTCCTGCCCGTAGTTCCGAGGCGGAGGGGGCGAGACCTTTCCCTTCTTGTAGGAGGGAATACCACCGGCGGCCGGTTTTCCAGCACCTCCTAGAGCTTTTAACAATTTCTCCTCGCTCGGGTTTATATAGGCGAGCCTTTCGCCCTCCGGGGCGGCGGCATTTAAATCGTGCGCTTTTTCGCTAAGGTCGTTGTCGTGCGCGATTGCGTTGTCTTGCGGGTTCTGCGGGTCATAGCTCGGCACACCCACACTTCTAGGGTTGTAGCGTTGGGCGGGGCCGTATGGACTTGGGGCGGGTTGATCGAATCCGCCCGAAGGCTGACCCCTTGGTGAGGGGCTTACTTGCCCCTTGCTAGAAAACCCTTTTCCCATCAACGGGTGGCCACCCATCATCGGGGCGAGCATAGGGGCTACGTGTCCAAGGCGTGGCTGACTCGCCCCAAGTCCATACGGGGAGGGGCTTACTTGCCCTTTCATATACGAGGGTATCCCTCCGGCGGCGGGCTTGCCCTGCCCTCCCATGTTCTTTAGAGCGAGCTCCTCGACCGGGTTGGCATAGATTAGACGCTCGCCGGGAGGGGCGGACTCGTTCAGCAGGCTTGCGGCCTGTTTAAGTGGATCGTTCATTGTGCTACCTTTTTGTAAAGTTTGTCCCAAGAGTATGTCCTCAAATTGGTCTCTCCGTTCGGGGAAATTCTTCGGAATTGGACGAAGGGAAGAGGGGAAACCGCATCCATCATTGCCTTTACACATCCCTGCCCGGCTACCCATCGGACATACCAAGTATCAGGCTCATTAACGAACCATTGCCCGCTTGGCTCCTTGGCTTTCTCAATTGGCTTGAGCATCATAAAGAATGCAGGATTCGAGATGACCACGCCCCCGACCAAATAGTTATTGAGTTCCTTAAAAAAGAAAGACTTGTCCTGATAGATCGCAATGATCTGCTCGAAGGGAGCGAGTCCCTTGAGCTTTTTCAGGAGGTCTGTCTTCAGGTGGCCCATCAGGTCTTTATGATGTAATTGAGAACAAGGGTCGGCTGGACGTTCGTGTGGGCGGTTCCTCCCCCCGCCGAGCCGGTGTTTATCGTCCCGCAATCGTCTCCCACTCTCATGTACGGCTTGCCCGAGCAATTGTTCGTCCCGGTATCGGCGGTCGATACGACCGAGTGAGTATGGGCGGGAATCTGCGCAGTAGTTAGGGTATGCTCCTCCACGCCCCCGCCCGTGCCGAGCGTATCCCCATCCAACGCCGCCGCCGAGCCACTCGTCAGGCGATTAGCCCCCGAGCCACCCATATCATCCTTACCGGCTGGCACCCGACCTCGGAGGTCGGGGAGGTTGAAAGTTGTGGAGCCGTCACCGACTCCGTAAGTGGTGGAAATTGCGGTGAAAAGAGCGGCATAGGTCGTTCTCGAAACAGCTTGCCCGGCGCAGAGCAACCAGTCAGTCGGGGTCGAAGCTCCGGCATATGGAAGGACGGCCCCGGAGGGCATGAGGGAAGTGATTGTCGCGCTGGCGAGCTTTGCGCTTGTGATGGTGGCGTTGGCAATCTTGTCGTCATTGACGGCTAGAGCGGCCAGCTTGCCGGTTGTTATGCCGAGATCCTTGACCTGGAGATACCCCGAGGAGTGAACCTCGAGAGTCGAGTTGTCAGTCGCATTGCCCGTGCCGGTTACAAAAGTCGCTTGGTCTACAAGGTTGTTGAGGTTGGCGGCGGTGACCGCATCCCCGCTCGAGTAGGTATTTCCTTTGGATAAAATTGCCATAGTGTTTTACTGAGTTGAAGTGTTTGACCGGTCGGCGATGCGGGCTTCCATCTTGACGGCTCGAACGAAAGGCCGACCTTGTGAGGGGGTTACCGTTGCGGAGCATCCGTAGCCTCGGAGGCGGACCGATGCCCTGACCGATGCATCCTCATCGGCGGCCAAGACCGCTCCGAAGGTTCCCGAGACGGTCGTCCCCGTCCTAGTCGCATCGGGATCGGTCGAGGTAAAGTCGAGAGCCGCATCGCTGGTCGAATCCGCATCGGATTTCAAATGGAGCTCGGATCGGGCGAAATACTTCCGGTCGATCTGATCCACGTCATATTCCCGAGTTTGCAGGATCGAGGTGACCGTCAGGGTCTCCGGGGCGCTCGCGCCGGCGGTTACGCTCACTTGGTCACCACCGTCAAAGCCTTCGATCTTATGGACCCCGCCTTCGGAAGTGGTGACGTAAAGAGCATTCTCCGTACCCTCTCGGGCAACGAGCATGTCCCGAACGTTGAAGCCTACGGAGGCGACTACGTCGATTGATTCCCAGCCTTGGTTCAAGACGCTGTACACTAAAATCGTATTGTTCTCACTAGCGCCGTCCAGCGGGACCGCCAAAAAGTAACGATTGTCGAAATAGGCTCCCGCCGCCTTGTCAGCGTATTGCTGATTTATGCGATCCAGGTAGGACTGAATGGGCTCGGAAATCGGAACTTCCAGCCCTCGCAAATTGTAATTGTCAAGGAACTCGAGGCCGTAAACCCCTTGGTCGCTTAGAAAGAAAATTTTGTTGGCAATCTGCACGATGGATCGCCTTGCCGAGCACCCGAGGTCCGGGGTGATTACGTTCATTTGCACGTCGGCCAAACTACCGCTCACGCCGTCGATTTGATGGATGGATCGCCTGGCGAACACGATTAACTTATTTTCGGTGAACGGCTCGAGACCTACGATAAAATCAGCAGAACCTCCCGTGATGTTGAACTGGTTGCCGATCACGTCGAAAGTTTCCCCGTCCAAGATTGAACTGGCGATGATTTCGTCATTATTCGAGCGCTTGGTCGGCGTACCGTCCGACGTGTAAAAATAAGGCATCCAAAGCCGTCTCTGATTGAGAACGGCGAAAGGAGTGGCGGGCTGGCGGATGAAGTAGGAAATTGCTTGGGGCTTGGAAAGAGTCAGATCGACGGCTTGCCCGAGGCTGACGTTCTCGACTTCGAGATTGAACTTGAAGATCGAAACCGAAGGGACTGCGGAAACTCGAACCGTTTCCCCGGCAAATATGCTCACGGGAGCGTCAGCCTTGACGATTGACAATTCATCCCCTTGGTCCAGCCCATGTCCGTTTTCGTTTACCGTGACTACCCCGTCAGTCGCCTCGATTGCCGTGTCGGTAATATAAGACGGGAGAGTATATGCCCCCGAACCGACCAGCTCGAAGTCGTTGAAATATTGAGCCGTCGCGCCCGATACGATGAAAGTCTCCGACCCGGAATCGGACGAGGTGACGGTGAATGAGTCCGTCGAGGCGGTGACTACTTTGTATACACCGTTCGGGTCGGTCGTCCAGTTGCCCAAGCCGTCCAAAGTGACGAAGTCATCGACCACCCGCCCGTGAGCGGTGGAATTAATTGTTATCGTCGTCCCCGAGCGGGATGCCGAGGTTATGACCTTGGAAGTGATGACCGGGGTACTCTTGAAGGCAGTCTGATCACCCCGGAAGATATAAACCTTGTTAAAAGCCTGGAGGAGCTCGCACCTCCCGCTAATCGTCTGCAAGGCAGGGTAGCGGACCTTGAACTTCGTCCCGTCGCGCAGTCTTAAAATATCACATATCGAATTGGTCGCCGTGAAGATGTAATCGTCACTGCCATCGGAGTTCGGGTCGGAAAATACGGCTGACCCATAGACTTCGTTCACGCCATCGTCGTTCAGGGTGAACGGGGTGTTTGTGATCGCCGTGGAGGCCGGCCAAACTAGGGAAGCGGCGGAAATGCCAAAAGACTCGTCCGAACCGGTCTGAGCGAAGGTCAGTTGCTTGTTTGTGAAAGAGATCGATGCGAGCGTGTGCGTCCCGTTCGGGTCGGTAGTAAAACTAGTGAGCCCACGAATGGTTATGCTCTGTCCGGGGACGAATGCCGTGCTCGGAGTGTCCGCTAAAGTCAGGGTTACGACATTGGATGCCCGTTGGCAGGCATTGATCGGGTAAGGCAGGCGGATGGCATCCGCATCGATGGTTATGGCGCCCGAGAGCGTCTGAAGCCCCTTTCGAGGTTGCCAAGTGCCATCCTTGTTCATCCTCCCGTTTTGGGATAACTGGACCTCGCCGGGTTTTAATTGGGTCGCCCGAAGCCGGGCGTTCATCCTCAAAAAAAAAGTATCACCCTCCGAGACGTAGCGGTCGTCCAATTTCCCATACTGGCGGTATCTGCTCATTTCCGTTTGCGGATCTCTTGGTAAAGCTTGTAGAGCATGAAAATGATCGTGAGCGAACCGGCGACCACTCCGATATATTCGTGGAGAGATCCCGAGAAAACC